TTTGATCAAAATCATCAAAATAAGGAGATACGTTAAGGTTAGTTTCCTGTGGCATAATTCTTTAGAATTGCAAAACGATTTTGATATTCTCTCTTTGGTTTTGTGACCTAGTAATAGAAGGTCTATGATCTACATAAACAACATTACCAGAATTTTTTTTGACTTCTGGTACTGAAACACCATTTACAAAAAATTGACCAAGTTGATATGTCCTATTATTTATTACTGTAGTTATACCCGGATTTGTATTTGATCCATAGTTAGAATCGATTTGCAAATTGATGGATCCTCCTTCTATTACCAAAGATCCTCCTATGCCTGGATTTGGAGTAAAAGGTTCTAATTCAAATCCATAAGTTGGTGATGAATTTTTTGATCCATCTGGATTAAATCCATATAAGGTTCTATCTTGCCAATATTTTAAAACTCCTGTATTAGAATCATATGAAATTACTTTTCCAATAGCAGTAATCCCAGTTCCTACAGTTTGTGTCACTAAAGAATCAGCAGTAAACCTTGCATTTTTAAAATCATCTGTGTTTTCTATTCCTATAAGTTTTAATGCATTTAAAGCACTTGCTTTTTCTAGAGATAGAATAGAATCTGATCCATATTGCTCAGGATTTTGAACTATTCCAATTCTAGAGATTTCATTTCCAACAATAAAATCTGGGTTTTCTGTATCATTTTCAATTTTAGAATAGATCATTGCATAGTATGCTCCAAGTTCTCTATTAATATCATACCCATGTCCACCTTTGGGGGGAATTATTACTTTAAATGATGGTAACAGAGTGTTTCCGGAAACTGGTATTCCACTATTTGCCAAATCTACAGTTCCATAAGTATACCCAGATCCTCCACTGGACACAGTTATAGATTGAACTTTTGAGTCATTATCTACTAATATTACTGCAGTTGCTCCAGTCCCATCTCCTTTTATTGGAACATTAGTATAAATTCTATTTCTTGGTCCTAGATTTCTACCTCTATCTTCTATTAGAATAGTTTTTAATTGCCCACTAGTTGTTGCATTATTCTTTACTAAAGAAGTTTGTGCTTCTATTCCCCAGTTCTTAGGAACAGGAATAAAATTAGTGCTGTCAAATCTTATAATATCGGAGGGGTTAACTGTAAAAAGATATTTCCAAATATATCCATCTCCACTATCTCCAGCAGATCTTGGTTCTAAATCAGTAAAAATTGGTTCATCTAGAGAAGGTCTTCCGTTTGGATTTTCTGGAGTTGTTCCATTATTCAAACAAATATAAACTTTATATTCATTGTTTAATACATAAAAGTTAGAAGAATATAAACTAGTTGCTCCTGTTGCATTAGCAATATTATTTCTACTTATATCATGTCTATACATGTCATAAGTAACACCACTTTCCCAACTAATTTTTTTAATGCATTGCTTTACATCCTCTTCTTTTATCTTTTTCAAGGCAATCATTGTATCCCAATAATCATTTTCATCATCAAAAGAATCTTTTGGTGCTGGAGGACTTTCATTCCACTCTGAATCATATTCAGAAGAATTAGGAAGACCTACAAAAACGTAATAAGATTGATCTTCAGAAGAAAATCTTTCAACAAAATTTTTTGCTTTTGATATTCTTAATTGATCTGTTATTATTGCTGGCATTGGTACTTTTTTATCTATTTATGCAAAATAATTTAAATATTTAAGTGGATTAAACCTTCTAACAATAGTTGAAGAGGTTATGCCAACAGGATAAGAATTAAATTCTTTAGGAGATCTTCTTCTAGAAGTATATATTTTACCCCAACTATAATCTCCATAATAACCAGTTACTGAAGATCCAGTAATATTATCTATATTTGATACTTTTACTAAAACTGAATTAATATAAGTAACTCCTATTCCCGGCATATCTTTTAATTTAATATCATAATCATAAACCTGATATACATTATCCATAAAATTAGTACTAATTCCAATGGAAGAATTATTAGTTCTCAGAGAATTTATATTAGTGCCAAGATTTGAATTGGAAACTTTAAAATAATAATCAGTTTTTATTCCACTAATTCCAGTAGTTGCTATTCCTACTCTATCAGTCAATTGTTGTCTGACATAGGAATCAATAGGAATTGAGAAGTCAAAAATAAGTCCGAGAGTTCCAGTAATTGAAGTTGTTCCAACTCCAACAATAGTTCCAAAATCCCCCTCATATTCAACTCCTTCAACTATTTCATAGAAAATAGAAGGTTCTTCAATGAGTATATTTGGAGGTTGACTTGAAGTATATCCTGATCCAGGATTGACTATATTAATAGAAGTAATTTCTCCATTTAAATTTATATTTGCAGTAGCAGTACACGTAGATCCATTTTCAATTGGAGAAGATACTACAACAGAAGGACTAGTTGTATATCCAATACCAGAATCTACAATTTGTATATTGTCAACTTCACCAGATACTATTAATGCAGTTGCAAAACCTGCTCTAATTTCTTTTTGTGATAATAATAAAATTTTATCTTGAGATTCTTTTGATATTTCAAATTCATTTGAACTATCAAAAAATGTTTTAATATTTTCAACGAAAAATACAGTGCTTGAAGCACTTATTGGTTGTGTTAAGTAAGTTTCTGGATAAATTAAAGGTTCATAAATTATCCTATCTTTTGTAACTTCTTTTCCGTTTATAAATTTATCATCGGTTTGACGACACCAAATCAAAGGTCTTCTTAAATCTTGATCTCTTGTAATTCCCTGCCCACCATATATATTTGTCCTTATTGTGTCGGAAGTAAGTACTTCCTCAACACTTCTAAAGACTTGATCTAAATCTCTAGATCTATCATAAATTCTAACATTATCACCTTCTTTAATTGTTTCTAGAATATCTTTATCTCTAGTATCTACATTTCTTGTTCCCCTATAAAATAATATCCTGCATTTATCACCTTCTCTTGGAGGTTCTGTAAATGTAATTAAACTTCCACCTCTTATATCATAAGATTTTTTAGGAACTTGTAAAACACTATTAACAGTAATAATTAAATTTGATGCTACATCAATATCGAATCCCAGTCTAGATCTAATTGAAGTTCTATTACCATTAATTGAAATTGGAAATACTCTTCTTTCACCATCGAATAAATTGTCTATATTATCAATCACCTGTAACTGACCTATTGACCAAGAATTAAACTCATCATTTTTAACTTCAGTCACATAAACTTGAAATTCTTTAAATCCTAAAGATGGATCTGTTGGTATTCCAGTTTGGCTCCCAATATCTACTGTTAGAATATCTCCTGGTCTATATCCAAAACCAAGATTCCTGACATCATATTTTATAACACTAGATCCTTGACCCACCACTACATCAATAGTTGCTTCAGTTCCAACTCCAGGTTGAGAAAAAGAACTATATTTTAAAGGTAAACTCCAATATTCTAATGGAAGATCAAAAACTACTCTAGGAGGATTCAATCTGCTGTAACCAGAACCTGGATTTGTTATACTAACTCCAACAACATTGCCATTTTGGATGGATGCTATTCCAACATATTCAATAGAATTACTTTGGGTTTTAACACCAACTTTTACTGAAGTTTGAATTCCGGGACGATATCCCGATCCACTATTACCAATGCTAATAGATTGTATTGTTCCAGCCAATGAAACTAATGCAGTTCCCCCGGCAGAAACTGTTGGTTGATACCCAAATCCTTCAGTGGATCCAACTGAAAAAATTATTCCACCTCTAGGAAGTTGTGATGTATTTACATCATATGCAACAGATGCAGCAGTACCAACAAAAGTAATAGAAGTTATTCCTGCATTTTCTTCAAGGAAAAAGTCATTATCTATTATAATTCCTGTAGTTCTTGAGGGAATTTGTGATATATCATTTATTAGTACTATTGCATTATCACTAGATATTCCACTAACAGTTTCACCATTCTCAGTTAAGGTAAAAGATCTTTTATAACCATCAAAATTCTCAGAAAGAGAATCAAACAAATAATTTTTTTCGTATGCTTCTTCAGTTCCGAGAGGAATACCAGATCTTAAAAAGACTCTTCCACTAAATCTAGATCTAGAATCTAAATTTGTATACTCCAAATCAGAACCAGAAACATTTTGATCTAATCTAGACAAATCATTACCATATGGAGCAGATGCAAAATAAATTATGTTATCTATTATATTATAATTTCCCTGAACAATTGTAATAGTTGAACCTATAGAATGAGGCTCAGCAGTTGTTCCTAAAATAGGTCTTTCAACTTTTATTTTATTGTTTTCAGTTGTTCCTATACCAACTGTAAACACTCTCATATATTCACTATCAATTTTTATAATGCTACCCCCTTTAAAATCTGAAGTATCATTAATTTCAAAAACAGTTTCTGCACTTCCAATTTCTTCTTCTATAAAACTAGTCAACCCTGTAGAAATAATTGGTGATTGTGCGACATTATCTAATGTAATCAAACATTTTTTATTTTGATTTTTAGATAAAAATTTATGTTGACCAAACCCTAAAGAATTTATTATTAACGGTCTAGGAGGGTCTGCAAGAGCATCTTCTGCAGTTGCCGCAACTCTGATATCAATAGCAGATACTTTAATTACATAAAAAGTTTTTGGGAGATATGATGTAGATACACCAGAAATTACGGTAGGTTGAATTCCTATTGGAATATCTCCATTTTCTATAGAGTATTGATATTCCAATTCTTCACCAGAAGAATAAAAATGATTAATGATTCTTATTGTATTTGTTGGTATTCTTATTACTGTATTATTTTGGGACTCAATTGGTCTTTCAAATATTAACAAATCATTGTATGTCAACAGAAAAGAATTTGCCTCTCCGAGTGTTGGATCCCTATACTCACCGGAAGAAGATGAAAAAGTAATATTGCTCATATAGTTATAGCTCCGTCTTGATCGGTAAGTCCTACAATGGTTGTTAATATCCTTATATCATAGTCAATGTCTTCATAGGGAGTGAAGTATAATTCAAAATTTCCAGAAATATTGTTAATTTCTGAATTAAATTGACCTATGGAATTATCAAAGTTTAATACTCCATATTCGACAACTAAAGATTCTTGTCTTGAATTATTTAATAAAGTATTCATTTCAATGAACTCAAATCTATTATTGGTTTTATCTTTTATTACAATATTACTATATGTAGTGCTATATCTACTTGAATGAGTAAAAATTAATTTATTTTCTGGAATATCACCAGTCATAGTTGTAGATATGAATTTTGAGTTAAATATATTTCCTAAAATTTGAAGATTGCTATCAGTAACTCCTGTATTTCCAATAGAAGTGATTGTAGCATTTACGAATAAAGAAGTACCTATTCCAACATTTGGATGTAAAATTACCTCAAGATCCCCACTATCAAGTGATGCACTAAAAGTTACTATTCCAGCAGAGTAATATGGAGTTCGATTTAGATTATTTAAATCTCCAAAACTATTGATTAAAACTTCTTCATCATTATGAAGAATGCTAATTTCATTAAATTGATAATAAGAATTCTCAGTATCTGATATAGTAACCAATAACTTACAGGCACGTTGATCAGTAGATATTCCTGGTAAAGAAATTGGATCAGAATCATCTAATGGAATAATAGTGTTTATATATTGTATCTTTGCTATATCTCCAAAGTTTAGTTCAGTATTAGCAGCACCTACTAGAGCATCACCTATTCCCGTTGAAAAATTATTATATTTGTAAATCTTTCTTTCAGAAATAGAAGGATAAAAAAGTAATTCCCCAAATCTATCAATTTCAGTTCTAAAATCAAAATAACCCATTGTATCTTCACTAGAGATCACTGCATATTGATTTAAGTATCCCTCTACTCCATCGTGAAGCAGAGATACAAATAAAGATTCTGTTCTTGTTGGATCTAAAACATCATATATGTAAACAAAATATTTTTTATATCTTACCTCTTCCAACTCAAAAGTATCAATTACTTGGAAAGGTCTTGGTTCTGCTGTGGTAAATTTATCTGAAATATCATCAATGAGTAAAACTCTATTTCCTATTGATTCAATATAGTCTTGTAAAATTCTAGAATCAAAATAAATTTCATTAGATCTTGCTCTTCTGTTTACAATAAATGAATTCTCTGTAACAAGATCAAAATCGTGAACGCAATTAAAATCAATAAATTCTGATGATATACTTTCTGCATAATAATTACCAAGATCTTGAGATGTAGATAATCCAGTATTAAAATTCTCAGATTGAACTAAAATATCACTAAACTTTTTAAATCCAGATGTATGATTAATATTACTTACAACATCATTCCATTGAGTAATATCAATTGGAGATTCTATTGAATATGAGAAATATTGGTAATAATCACTATCATATAATCTTTGATAATCATTATTTAAAAATCCTGTTTCTAATCTCCACCCCTGCTTTACAGTAGTATTTGAATTTATATCTAAGTAAGTATTAAATGATATAATACTTTCAATAAGTCCTTTTACATTTGAAGTTTGCCCTACTAAAATATCTCCAACTATAAAATCTTTATTAGAAATTACCTTTAGATAATTATTTTCAGAATCCCATCCCTTAACTATTCCAGAATTATTCGATGATTCAACAGTTTCATTAATGCCAAATTCAATAACTTTTAATTTTGTCTTGAATTTAGGAAAATATTTCTTTGGAATTACTACTCCTTTAGAGAACCGAGTATTATAAACTCCAGGATCCTCACCGGGTTCTAAAATTCCATCTAAACTATATGAAAAGTTAGCTCCACTAAATCCAAAATTTGGATTGAGAATCTCAATTTTAAAGAGTTTGTATTCATAATTTTCAGAGTTATAACCTTTACTTTCTTCAGAGACTACACTTACATTTTCAATTAATACTTCATCCCCCAATTCAAATGGGAAGTTGACAGTGTTATTAAATTCACCTTCTAATATTACTGTAACCCTGTTAGTAAATTGATCATAGAATATATCACTAATTAAAAATCCATTATCATTATTAATTGGAATTATTATTGGTTCAACTTTACTTATACCTTTTGTATTTTGTAATATCAGTACTTCATTGTCTTCAATATCATATTTTAGCAAAACATCATCGACAACTTCATTGCTTATTCCATCTAATACAACTAAATCTGGAGAAGAATTATAATTTTTTCCTCTGCTTTCAACTTCGACAAAATCAACTATATTAAAAGGTAAAATTCTAATTATTGAGGGGAATATACACTTTGGTCTAATGGTAATATCTGAAGAATAATTGAATCCTATATCTTTTATTTTTATATTATTTGATGTTACATTTCCAATAGTACTAGTAGATATTTCTAATATAGCATTTGTTCCAATTCCACTTTGAATAGTTTTAATAACTGGGACTTTATTATATAATTTATTCTGATTATTGACAGATACTTTTGATATTCCTCCTAAAGCAGTAGAAGAATCAGTTTCATAAGTAATTATTGAATTATTTCGATTATAAATTTTTGCTTCTACTGGTTTAATAGTATCAAAAGTAAATGTGTTTGAAGTATAATTTGTTACTCTTTGTTTTCCCTGTATTTCACTATTAACTAACGAAATTTTATTAAAGTCTACTTGTTCTTTATCAATGTATATTTGTTTTTTAACTAAATCTAAATCATCTAAATTTATAGGAACTAAAGAGTAGTAGATTGTATCTGGTAAATTTATAGTTTTTAATGTAATTGTTGAAGTAGTTCCTACCCCAATACTACCAGAAGTTTTTATATCAAATGTTCCAAATTCGTTTTCAAAATTTTCGTCATAAAATAATTTTAAATCAAAGGCGGATTTATTTTTATATGATAAAGAAGGGTCTGAAACATCAAATATAATATCTTGATACTTTGTAATTTCTATTTTTGGATTTACAGGATATAATCTTCCTATCCCAGATGAGGTTAATTGAATAACATTTGGTAGTGCTTTTTTAGTTTCTGTTAAATTACTGCAAAGACTAATTGTGTTGGAATCAATTATTACTGCATAATACATTTTATCATTAACTAATCCACCAATAGGGGTAGTTTCACTATAAATTAATTTTTCAGATGTTGAAAAATTATGATTAAATACTGTTAAAGTATTATCAATGGTATTAACACTTTGAATAGTCTTAGGAGTAGTTGTAAATCTTCTATTAGAATCATTGTATATTAGTTGTATAGTGGTTGAAATTCCAGATTCAACGTTAAGATAAACAAAATCTTCTAAACCTAATCCATGAGGGGTTAACGTTGATACTGTTGAAATATTTTGTGATAAACTTCCAGTTAAAACATTTGGATAATTTGTAGTAAAACTATGATATGCTCCTGTTCCTATTCCTGAGAAATACACAATATCATTGGAAGATCCAATCCCATCTATCTCACCACTAGATCCTATTGATACAGGTTGAGTAGAAATTCCAATTAAGTTATTTGATATTTTTACTGCATATACAATACTATTTCTCTGTAATTGAACAATAGTTGATGTATTCGTAGAAATTGATAAAGGAGATCCATCATAAGATGTGTAAATTAATTCATCATTAGTGTTTAATTTATGGTTTGGTAAGTATATTGATTTTGTTGGAATATCTAAAGTATTCCACTTATTCAAGTTAGCATTTATTACAGTTCCTGGGAATGCTGAAGTATTAAAATCGAGTTTTATTAAGGTGCTTCCAATTGAAACAATTTTTTTTCTATTTGAATTATATTCAATGTTTGAAGAGTTTACAATTTGAACATAACCGCCAGAAGAATACTTAGTAATATCAGATGGATTTTTAAAGTATATTGTAGTCTCTACTCCTTTTTCTATAATAATTGGAGTATTTAAATTGTTTATAGAGAAAAATAGTGTGGAAGTGATTCCTACTCCTGATGTTAACCCTATTCCAACAGATATTAATGGATCAAAATAATATTCTTCATTAATTTTGTGGTTATAAAAATCTGAAGTTATTCCAGTATTAAATAAAACTTTTCTTGATAATGATCTTAATTGATCACCAGCATTATGAGATGTCCCTATGGTAGAATTTACACCTCGCAAGACTCTAATTTGATAATTTACTTTATCAATATTTAAAATTTTAATAATTTCATCATTAATTTCATAAAGATCATTTTCTTTTACTGGGAAATCTAAATTACCATAAACTTTAAAAGTTGTGACTATTCCAGTAAAAAACTCAGAATTTACGTTTTCAAATAAAGTTAAAGTATTATTTAAAACTTGAATTTTATTTGTTTTTCTATATTCATATTTTGAGGTTAATGTTACTAATGAATCATTATAAAAATTATGAGTCCTTGTGGAAATTCCTATAAAATCACCAGACTTATTAAATGGATAAAACTCAATATCATTAACTGAAATGCTATTAGAAGTTACAGTGGATATATTTTTACCCTTTATCTTTACAACTCTTCCATTTGGAACATTATCATCAAATATAATAGAATCATTAATTTTATAATTATCCCCTGAGTTTACAACTTCTATAGAGTCAATAGTACCAGATTCAGTAAACTCTACTTCAATTTCTTGTTCCTTTTCTTCATAAGGTTCAAAAATGAATTCATAATCACTATTAGAATTTAGTAAGTTATAAGGAGTAGTATTTCTTAGTAATTTATTTTCTATAAAGTATTGCTCATTTAAAAGTGTTGGTTGATTAAAGTTGAAATCTATTACCTTACTTTTATAAAAATTTCCTATTACATAAGGAAAAACTGGAGATTTATAATTTAAAAATTGGCCTAAAGAATTAGCATTGTCTGAAAATGTTGAAAAATATGCGTATACTCCATTTGGAAATTCTGGAGTTATACAATATCTGCCATTATATTCATCCAAGTCCCCACTGTTAGTAAATTCATAATCTTCTATAAAAAATCCCAAATCATAAGTGGTATCACTAGGACCATCAATTCTTCCTCCTCCACTTCTTGTATATTTTTCAGTATACCCACTTTTCATTAATCTAATAGGACCAGAATTTCCATTTGAAAATCCATAAGGGCCATATATTGGATTTCCATCATAAGACCATCCAATTATTGGAGAATGTCTATTTGAATTTATTTCAACATTTGAAGTATTTAACCGCAAATCTGAAATATACCTTTGATTAGCCGTTGAATATACAGATGCTCTTAAAGGTCTAGCTGGATATAAATGACCATATTGTAGATCATTTAGTCCGTTGAATATTACACCATCATCTGGTAGAATTTTTTGATTTAAACTATATTTTTTAACTAAATTAATTCTCCAAGATCTTATAATGGATTTAAATGTTGCTCCACTTCCACTAGGGACAACACTTAAAAATGTATCATTTTGAGTATAACCAAATCCCCCAGAAACAATCTTAACTTCTGAAATTGATCCTTGAGAAATAACGGGGACTAAAACTGCACCAAATCCAGAACCTCTAATGATAATATCTGGAGTTGCTCTATAATTTAATCCTGGAGATTGAATTATAATTCTTTCTATTGATCCCTGATTAATTATAGGTGTTAATTGAGCACCACTACCCTCTATTAAGAAAATGTTTGGTTGTCTATCAAAATTTATAATTTCAGAGGAACCATATCCAACACCACCATTTTCTAAAAATACAGATTGTATTTTTCCTCTAAAAATTGGAACTACTTTTCCAAAGTAATCCTGACCAGCAGTTGAGGAAATTCCAACTTTTCCAGTAAGTTTTACAGTTATTGGAGGGTAATTAAAGTAATCATTTGTAAATGATGGTGAGACGAAATCAATATATTCTTTATTTTTAAAGAACAATTCTGGATCACTATCAGGACCAATTTGTGATAACTTCAATTCATCCTCTGCAATTTTAGTAACATAATAAGAGTTTGAAGAAGTTAATCCAACAATTGGAGTGATTTGAGGTAAGTAAGTTATAATTTCACCGTCTAAGTATCCGTGCTTATTAATTACTAGGGTGTCTGATGCTGTGTTTATTCCAGAAACTCTTGTTCTTTTATTTTGGTATCCAGAACCAGAAGATAATATCTCAACAGAGCTAATCTTTTTCTTAAGAGTAGTAGATCTTAAATTGTGTATTCCCCTACCTTCTTCATTAAAGTTGATTGAATTTATGCCAGCAATAACATCAGGTAAACTATTATGTAATGCAACTTTATATGGATCTAAAACTGAAACATAATATTCAAAATTAGTGTTTATTCCTAAAACACTTTTTTGTCCGTTTGTTTCATATATAACCTTTTCATTATCTACAAATCTATGAGGATCAAAGAACTCAATGACGTTATTTGTAATATCAACTAATTCTGAATTAAATTCAGGTGAATGAACAGAATTAACTGTTCTTACTCTTGCCTTTGCTCCAGAACCATTACCACCACTTATGGTTATTGAAGGTTCTTCGACATAATCAAATCCAGGATCAACAATATCAAATCTTTTTAGTTCTCCAATTACTGAACAATATGCACTACATCCAGTTCCAATAGCATCAGTAACTAATAAATTTGGAGGATTTATTACATCATACTCATCACCCTCTGATGTAACTAGAATTTCTTCTATAGGACCATAAAAAACTTTATCAGATGATTTGTAATTTAATAGTTCTACTCCATTCACAAAGATTCCAACAGGTCCTGGTTCAGTTTCTTTTTTAACATCAACTAATTCTGGTGTTGATATCTTTTTAAGTAGATTTTGAGATTTTAGTTTTAATGAATTAAATTTGATATCATTAAATTCAAATCTTTCTAATCTACATTCATTTAATTTTCCAGTAATTATTACATATTTTTCATTAAAAATATTTTCTCTACTTCTTGATAATTTAATGGTATTATTATCTTCAAATTTTACATAAAATAAAGATGTAGTTAATCCCACACCATCTACTTTAATGTCACTTAAAGGAGATGGTCTAAAAACAACAGAATCACCACTATAGTAACTATGATTTATTATAGTTAAATCACTATTATTTTCTGGTAAAGTTATATCAGAAAACTTATGAGAAAAATCATCTACATTAATAGCAGTATTTAAATAACTTGGTAAGGAGGGTGAAGCTACATATAAAGATTTTTCAGAGTCTATGTAAGTATTTTGTACATTAGTATTATAAGTTTTGTAAGTGTTTATCGTAGTTTGATCTGAGTTAACTAGTGAATTTTGATTTACATTAAGTTTTGAAATTTTCTTTCTAACTTTAGATGCTAAAGAAATCAAATCAGACTGACTTAAAGAAGGAAACTCTTTAAATAATTCTTCTAAATTAGATTTAACAATAATTTCTTTTGAATTGTTAATTTCGACAACGTTTCCAAAATAAGGTATATTGGAAGAAAAGAATAAGTCTATTCCATCACCTTTAACAAAAGTATGATTATCAAATAAAGTTATTTTTAAATCTTTAATGAATACATTAGTCTGTGTTGGATTTAAATCTTCTATATTTTGAATATTATAGTTTGTTGCAATATTAAAAAACCAATTATTTTCTTTTACTCCTTGACAGTCTTCACCTAAGGTCTTAATGCTGATAATATCACCCTTCTCATAATAAGAATTTGCATCAAAAGAATCAATACCAGATATTACTCCTGTTACTCTTACAGTTACTAATTCATTATTGGAATTAAATCCATAAGCATAATTATTAATTTTTACTTCTGTCCCTCCTTCTAAAGGAAGAATTATTCCAGAACATCCTAAAAACTGATTTAAAACTTTTGAAGTATATGTAATGACAAATGAAGTCTCATTCACTCCATCAGAGTCTAAATCTAAATCAACAACCAACTGTCCTGAATTTGGAAATCCAATAGTTGAATCCACATCAAGATAAGTTGAGTTTTGTTCTATTCTACTTGTTAAAATAGTTTTAGGATGAATACTAAAATTACTTTTAATTGATCCAAATACATCAATATCTTTATCATAACCAGAATCTAAACTAATAGTGTAATATATTCTTCCACCTCTTGAAATTCTTTTTACATCAGTAATAGTTCCTCTAGCATCTGAGAATAAACCATTTGTATCTCTATCTTGATAGAGGGTTCCATTAACTAAATCTAATGGATCTCCTACTATTGATTCTACAACTAAATCTTGCGTTATTCTAAACTGAGCATCTGAAGGTTGAATTAAGTAATCCCTTGGTAAAATTACTTTTGGGGTAACTCCATATAATGCTCCAAAAAGAATTTTAAAAGAATCTTCTGTTCCTTTTGAAGTATAAAGATTGTTAGACTGCTTTATAAAAAGTCTTTCATTTAAGGATTCATAAAAGTCTTTATTCTCTAGTCCAGGAGTTATTTGCTTCTTAATTTTAGTAAAAAACTCTTTTAAAAATAAAATACTTAGATTATTTACCTTAGAATTAGTTAAGTGTTCAGAAGATTCAGTTTCTTTAAAAACTAATTGATCTTCTTTTGTGGAGTTATTGAAAGATGTTGTTCCACTAAAACCTCTAATACATTCTGTAAAAGAAGTCTTAGTTTTACCTTTATAGGTGATAATCTCATCATCAATTAAAATGAGTCCATAAGAATTTGGAAATCCATCAGTAGATTCAACAAATATTTCATCATCAAAGAATGAGATATCAGAAGTTAAATTAGTAAATTCTATTAAATTTGTTAGATTATCTACTTTTACATAATTATCGATATTTTGAATAATGTCTGAAGGATTTCCCTGAGATTCTAATGAAAAATAGTACTGAGATAGAAACTCAGATACTAAAGGATATTCTTCTCTAACAAACTCAGGAAGTTGATTCTCTATTATTGAACTAATTTTAATTCTATTCTCTAGCATTTTAACTTCTTACAAGATTTCCATTTGTGTAACTTGATGTGATAATAAAATCTGATCCGGAGATATCAGATCCAGATGATATATTATCAGAAATCATATTAATAGTACT